GCATAAAGCAGAGCAATCAACGCCGCCACAATAACTACACGTTTCATTCGATTTCCTCCTCTTCCTCGTCCGTCATATCCTCCATCTTTGGCAGCGCCGCTTTTGCTGTGGCCTCATCCTCGCCGAAGTAGCGCATCCGGTATTCTACAGGGCCGATGATGGAAGCATTCAGCAGAGACAGCCCCATCGCCATATCCTGCCGCTTGGTCTCCGGATCGTCCAGCACGCCGTCGCCCCAGTTATAATCCACGCTGTATGTACCAGCCGGGGCCAGCCGCGCCAGGTCGCACCAGGCGTTCATGGCGTAAACCAGATCGTCAAGGGTGGACTGGAACGCCGTCTGAATCGCCTTTTCCGTGACGAACTGCCGCTGCTTTGCTGCAAGTATCTCTGTGGCGGTTTTTTCTACACTCTGCGGATCTGAGATCGTCCCAAACGCAAGCCCCACATTGAACTCAATCCGCTGAAGGATCCGCTGGAACCCGTTATAAAACGGATCGTCCCTAATCTCCGGATTGATGAATTGGAAAAAGTCCTTGTTGCTGAATGCTCCGTATTCGTATATCTCATCATCCGCCTGAGAGACGTCCATCACGGCCTTGTCGATAAGCATCCGGCGCTTTCCGGTCTTATATTCCCTCCGGAGCTGCTGCCACTGCTCGTCCGCCTGCCAGATCAGGTCTACGGAAGGCCCGGAATAAACAGATACACCCAGCGCGGACGCCGGCTCGACATGGTTGGCGGACGGCGGTTTGAAGTAGGCAAACAGCGGCCCGTCCAGACGCTCCATCTCCTCCCGGCCAGAAAGCCCGGCCCACGCTTTTACGAAATCAAGCGGGACCTGTGCGCCGGTACCGCCGCCGCTCCCGCTGCGAAACGCCTTATTTTCCACCACATAGACAGCGCTGCCGTCCTCCCGCGTCTGAAAATCATGATATTCCAGCTTAACGAACCAATCCTTGCCCTGACGCACCGGGTCGCTCTCAAACACGCCGCCAATGGCCTTGCCGGTACCGTCAAACCGCGTGGGCGTAAACTTGGTGGTAAACGCATCCACCAGCAACCTTCCATTGTCCGGGTACGGCTTGAGACACACCCCACCCAGGCACAGGCCCAGCTCCAGATCAATCCCGAATTTTGCCGCCGCCAGCTGCATCTGCCTGTTGATGTACTCTGCCCGGATGCTGCCGGACACAGCTACAGAAAATTCCGTCAGCGCGTGCTGGGCCAGCTCCCGTCCGATCGCCCCCGGCAGGCCGAGAGGCCGCACATCGCACGATTCCCAGGGCGGATGATTGGTATAAAGGGCCCACCATAGGCTGATATTGTCCTCCATCTTTCTGGAGGCGGCAGGCCGAACGCCAAATTCCTTTTCAATGATCCCGGCGGGCGTGGTCTCTTTATTCAGTTTTCCGAACCCGAACAGGTTTCGCACCCAGTCAAATGGGGACATTGTGCTCTCTCACCTCCAGGCGTAGATTTTTCAATCCAGAACAACCGGCGACTGATTCTTGTAGGCCCCATTTATCCTTGACCGGATAATTCTTGCCTTCCTCGTTTCTCCCTCTTCGTCAAAGGAATCTGCAATGAAATTGGCGTAGTTAAGGAACTTCTGTTCATCCCCCTCGATATGGGCCTCAATCAGCTTCGCTATGGTTGTGGCGCTTATCGCTTTCATCTGGTTGCCTCCTTCGTGGCGTGGATTTTCGGGCGGGTGCGGTTAATCCCCCCTCAGCTCTCCGCCTTCTGGCGGTCAGGGGGCGTGGGACCGCGCCACTCCCACGCTTGCCGCACGCCAAAATCGCATCCACCAAATAGTTCGAGTGGTGCAACGCACCCTCCATCATACCAGTAACGGCAAGTGTCACAATATTCAGTTTTCCGAACCCGAACAGGTTCCGCGCCCAGTCAATCAGTCCCATATCAAACCCCATTTACACGCACTTCCCGCTCCATGATAGTGGCGCAGAAGTAGCGCAGCTGATCCTCCGAATGGTCAAACTCTTTTATCACGGCGTACTCTTTCGCCTCGGTGTCCCACACGTACTGCCCCATTTCGCTGATAAGCCCTTTGCAGCTCCTATGTATCAGTATTCGTCCGGACTTCAACAGGGCGGCGGTCAGGCGGATGCCGTCCAGCACGCGGTTGTCCGCGTCCCACACGGGAAAACGCCCATGCCGCTGGATCGTCTCCTTGAAGCTGGCCGCAGACGGGTCCACGATCACCCGCTCGATTCGCCGGTCCCCAGCCAGTTTTTCCAATTCCGCGTAATGCTCCTCATCTGTGCGTCGGGGGTTTTTGCCGTGCCCGTTTTCGTCCTCCGCGCGGCTGTCGTAGTAATATTCTCCCGTCATGTACGCCGTTCCCTTCCACAGGCACCACAGTCCCGCCGCCGTGGGGTTTACCGTACCATAGTCCACGGAGAGAAACCACCTCCCTCGCTGAAGGGCCTGCCAGGGAATTCCATCAACGATCATGCTGTCATCGAAAAAATCGTAGACCAGCCCTTCCGCGATTACCCACAGCCCACGGACATACCGGTCATAGAACACACCAGAATACATGGACTGATACCGGGCGAGCGTCTTATCGCTCAGGCTCGGGTTGTCCGTCATCTCGAAGTGGAGATAAAGAGCGTTGTGCTCCTCTCGCTTATCGATCCACTCCCGCTTGAACCAGTGGTTCGGATTCCCCGGGTTACAGGAGAACCAAAATTTCGCCCCCTCAACAGAGCACCGTGCCAGCGCCTGATTGACAAAACTCTCCGGCATAAGAACCACTTCGTCCAGAAGCACCCCAGCCAACGTGCGGCCTTGGATCAGTGCAAAACTGCTCTCATCCCGCCCGCCGAATACCTCGAAGTAGTTGACCTTCCGCCCACAACGGACCTCCAGAATTTTCTGAGACCGCCGCCACATGGTTGTGTACCGCTTCTTCGTTCGGGACATAGAGATATACGGGATAACAATGTTTTCCGTGGCGCTGCCCACAGTCTTCCCACACACCCCAAACCGGCGCCCGTTGAACTCACGCATAGCCCAGTCCACAAAGGCCACCATCATGATAGATGTCTTGCCAGAGCGGACAGCGCCGTCGCAGATCAGAGCGTCGTAGCTGCTGTAGGGGAAGGCCAGGATTTTCTTTTGTTTCGCGCTAATCATCGACAGTGCATATAGGTCACACATGGAGAAATATCACCATTTTTTGCAACCTGAAACCAGTGCAATTTTTGGTCTTTCTCCGCCTCTATTACAATTCGTTCTGCGTTGCTTCGCTCTCGGCATGTCCTTGCATTGCGCCAGCCGGACTTTCTGAAATTGTTGCGCAATTCGATAAGGCCGTCATACATGGGTTGCCCAATTTCGTCTATAAGCTCCGGCTCAAATCATCGCTCTCTAACCCCTCTCCCAACTCTCTCAGGCTCCGGCTCAAATCATCCTCTTCGGCTTCATCTTTCGATCCTCCGCCGATCACAGCCCACTTGTCAATCAGAGTTCCAAGCGCCGTTGTGATCTGTGCCGGGGATGCCTCCCGCAGTTTCTCTTCATCGTTTAGAACGTCCAGGCCTTTTCCCAATATCTCACACACAATATTCTTCTTGCTGTCCATGTAGGAGAGAATATCCGCGGTGTTCTGCTCTTTTTTCTCCGTGACGATTTGTGTTACTTCCGGGTCACACTTTATGGCACGTTGAATGGTGGTCGTAGAAACACCGTACTTTTTGGCAAGCTGACGAATTGACATGCCATTGGCACGATCCGCCGCAACCTGTTTTCTCTGCCGGTCGTTCAGTGCAGACACTTATCCCCACCCCTCTGTCAAAATCTGTTATCAATCATCTGGTGGACCATCTGGGAATCGAACCTGGATTAAGCGATTATAAGTCGCCCGCTCGGCCTTTGAGCTAATGGTCCATATATGGCACTATTGCCACGAAAAGCGGCGTGGGGAAATCCATCGACCGTCAAGCCGCGCTACTCAAATCCGGAAGTATAGAACGGCAGTCGCAGATCGACCCAGCTCCCCCCGACTTCCGGATCAGGGCGGGTCAGGTTTTCGCCATATGTCACGGGGGGCAGAGTGACAATATGCGGCAAGGTGCAGCAGATAAGCAAAGCCACTATCATAACCACTATTCTGCCGCACCTCCTAAATTGGATTTGCCCCATTCTGTCCCGCAGGGCTGGCGGGTGCTCCGTGTACTTTGGAGCGGGTTGCCGCTGATTGGATTTGAACCAATACTCAGCCTTCCGGGCCAGCACTGCCAGTTGTGCTACAGCGGCGTATGGCGGGCGGCGAGCTTCCGCTTGACTTACCGCCAGCCGCCCCAACACAGAGGGGGAAGAAAGATGGAGTGCAGGGGCAGTTGACGATACCCCTGCACTTTCATTATCGCATACATTGCGCCGGAAATTGTCCTTAAAAGCACAACCGGTCAATAATTTGTTCGACCCCAAAGATAGTCCATACTTACTTTGTAATGGTCTGCGATTGCGGCAAGGGATTCTGCCGTTGGCTTTGCCTCCCCCCGCTCATATTTTCGTATCGCACCATCCGTCAGTCCACATAACTGCGACAGAACCACCCGGCTTTTGCCCTCTCGCTCCCTCAGCCTTCGCAAACGGGCCGGGAACTCATCCCTTCCCATATATTTGCGTCTCCTCCCTGCTGATCCGCTCGAACTCGATCACCCACACCCACGGGTTAGCATCCCAGCCATAGAGGGCGCGGTCTGCGGGCTTGAGGGTGCTGCCCCAAACGCTACATTTAAATCCATCAATATAATTATCAAACGGAAACCCGTTGCACGCCCCTTCCGCTTCGGCCTGCTCCTCCGTGATATCCTGCAGCCGCTCCACCCGCACATCCGTCACCCGCAGGAAAATCCTCGCGGCCTCGCGGGGCATATGGATGGAGGGGTGCCAACGCCCAGGAATTACCGGATAGTCCGGATTGTCCACTTTGTACACATACCTCCAAGAGCGGTTCCCGGACGGCAAATCTGGTGGGTTGTCAGTATCCTCGTAAAATGTTTCGTAGTACCACGTCTCTCGCACATACAGGATGTCGCCGGGGCGGTAGGTCGGAGCAATCTGAAAGCATTGCCCGTTCC